CATACAATACTTCTCTTTCAGGAGAAGCAAGAAACTCTGTTTGAGGTCCTTCGTTAGGTTTAAAAACAATATTCTGTTCTTCAACAGGTATGCTTTCTACTTCCTCTATTATTTTAGGCTTTTGCTCCGATTCTGCTTTCTTCAATCGCTTTCGCTTTTTGGATTGCTTTCTCGGCATACTCAGACCATTTTCTGAGAGTTCTAGCTTGGTTCTTACGTTGTCTTTCATGCATTAGTCTTTTTCGTAATCCTACATGCGTTATATCTCTACCTGTTTTTTTAGTTACCCAATTAGCAACTTGTCTGTAGGAATATTGATTAATATACTTTCTAGCCATTTCTATAGCTTCGAGTTCAAAAGGTATTGGGTCTAATATATCAGGGTCTTGCTCATTACGTTTATATCCAAAAGGTATTATCCTTGATATTCTAGGAACTTGTGACCATTCCTTTTGTTCCTCATCTTTTAAATCTGTTGGTTGTGGTAGCTTCCACTTACCTAAACTTCTATTCATTACTTCTTCTTTGGTTGTAATTTTTTCATGTCACTTTTTGTCATTCCTTCATAAACTCTTCCTCTAGAACCTTTTTTATAAGTTACATCTTTTGTTGTTGTTCCTTTTTTAGTTTTATAAATTATATTTTTAGGAGTATCTTTAATTTTTACCGAAGGTGGAGCAGTTCTTTTACCTAATATATTTTTTTCAATAAATGATTTTTTTCTAATAGGAAGTCTAATTCTTTGATTTTCTCCTATTTTGTTTAAATCTTTTATGCTAGGATTTTCTTTAGCTAAAGATTTTAAACTTACCCCAATTTTTTCTGCTATTTTACTAAGACTTTTAACACCTAAAATTTTTGGTGTGATTGAAAAAGTTGTGGGTTCTCTTTTTGTTTTTCTTTTTTTTATGTGATTAGTCATACTAACTCCGTTTATTTTTTCTTTGGTGGTAATATCATTACACCACCTGATGCTTCTACTTGTACTTTTTCAGTTTTAATTAAACCAACTCTGTCAAGTAATTCTTTTGATGCAGATAGTTTATCTCTCATGCCTAACTGTGTAGGGTCATCCATTCCACTTACCATAGCAACTGCTGCTTTAGGTGCATTACGTGCCATAAATGATTCAGTTGCTTCCATAATTTCTTTTTTAAGCGAATCTACAATAGTTGCAGTAGAAGTGTGTTCTGAATAACCTGCTAATAATTTAGCTTGTACTACATCTCCGTTTGCTTGGTCAAACAAAACCTCCATAAACTTTTTTTGTCTATCTGTTAATTCTCTAGCCAATGGGTACTCCTTGTCTTATAACTCTATCTATTAAACGTTGTGCTCTATTTTGGGTTTGCTTAAACCAACGACTATCTTCCATTTGAAGTGCCATTTCACGATAGTCTTCGTCATGCACAGCAGCAATCATCTTTTTAAATTTGCTTAATCTTGGTTTGCCTAATTGAAAAGACATATTTGTCAATACGTGTTGTATATCTTCAGGAAGTTTGTCAAAGTTATCAAACAATGATATACAATCATTTATAGATTGTTGTACATCTCTTTCAAACCAATTCTTAACTTGCTCTTCAGGTATAGGTGTACCAATAGGACCTGAATATATCTCTTCATCCCAATCGGTTATCAAATGTCCTATTCCCCCGGTCAAATGACCTTCACTGCAATGGTATGTTTCATATTTACATCCCTCGTCAGCTTCAATTTCTTTTCTTAATATATCTAAATTCACTATCGGAGTCCTCTTTTTCTTTGTTCATCACGTATTATCTTAACATGTTTCATATAAAAATAGTTACCTATTTTACTAATTATAGCAGATACCTTTAAAAATGTCAATGCTTTTATGCCCATGTTACATACACAAGTCTTGGTATTTAGTAGTATGTAATCTATGTTTAGATAAATCACCACTTTCTACTTTCCACAATTTTAATAACCACTTAATCATTTATTCCCTCTAGTAATATGGATTTACTGTAGAGTTTGGGTCTTCTATACCCTCAACTCCTAATACTTCAGGTATATAATATTTTAACATATTTTCTATACCCATCTTTAAAGTTTGTGTTGACATTGCACATCCACTACAAGCACCACTTAAAAATATTGTTGCTATACCATCTTTAAATGATTGCAACTCTACGTGACCACCATGCATTTGAACACTAGGTAAAATACTTTCATTAATTATTTCATTAATCCTGTCTTCAACTTTTTGTGTCACTTTTTCTTTAACATCTTTGCTGCTTGACCTACACCCTTTATTCCAAATGATGCAGATATAGCAATATATAATAAGTACTGATACCAATCAGGAAGAGTTGCTAGTATCTCAAAACCACTCTTAACATATTCTCTCATGCCCGGAATAAAAACTAAAATTGCAGGAGCTAGTAAAACAACTAAAGCAAATTCATCTTTCCATGAATCTACTGTAGCATCTGCCATTTTACCTTCCCACTCTACTTCTCCTGCTGCTACTTTCTCTGCAACAGTTGCTCTTGCTTTTGCTTCTGCTACTTTAGCGAGTCCGTCTGCCTTTGTCTTTTCTACTTTGTTTTGAAACCACGTTCCTGCGAGATTTGCTATTGGTCCTATTAATGCTTGTATCATTGTCTATCTTCTCCTGTAATCTTGCTGCCCTTAATTTTTCTTGTAACTTAACTAAATTTACGAAATCTTGATGTCTTTTTTGCAATCGCTTTGGGTTGTTTAGCCACCTGTTTACCTGCTCGTTTTGCTCTTCGTTTAGCAGCCGAAGAACGGGCATACTCACTGGAAGAAAGAGCCTTAATTGCTTTTTCAGGTAAATAACGTTCACCAGTTGCCTTACTCCCTTGTGTACTAGGTTTACCTGATTTGGTTCTCCATTTTTGTTTTGTCCATGCACGAAGCGACCTTTGTCCTTTTGTCAATGCCACTATACTTTACCTGCCCACTTTGCTGCAAAATAAATAATAAAAGAAACACCTATTAAAAACATTATCCCTCCTGCAATATAACCTACTAATTCAATTAGTTCTTCTCTTTGTTTTGCTGCCATTTTTTCTGCATACCTCCTAGACTTACGAGCTTCTGCTTGAAATCTTTGCCAATCTTGCCACAATCCCGGTCTACCTGCATATATCATTATTTCTTTGAGTTGTTTCTCTTGCTCTTTAATTTTTTCAAGAGCCATGAACTCTTCTAGGTCTGCACCACCTAAACCTTTAGCTCTTTTCTTACTAGCTTTTTTTTCTATTTGTTCTTTTGCAAAAACAAAATCTGAAATTTGTTTGCCACAACTAGCAAGGTCTTTTCCATTGCTAATGAAACTTTTTATAACACCGAAGGCAGCATTGGCTGCTGCTAGTTCTGCTAACATTTTATTTCCTTACAGGTTTGCAATATGCAGTTATTCTTTTATTTCCATCCTCTGTTGGTATAGCTGGTTGGTCATGCAGTCTTTCTGCAAAATAAAGACATTTATTTATGTCTTGAAATCTTTGTGTTTGATTAACTATCTGTTTGTCAATCATAAACACGAGAAGAAACTCTATCATTTAAATAGGAGCACCTTCTATTTCTATATCTTCTTCTTTGTGACAATCACAATCGCACTCTTCACAATCACATTCATAACACTCACAAGTGTCGCATCTATTTTTTCTTTTTTCGTTCATGTGCTTTCTTTAATTGTTCTTTTGCTTTTTTAAATATACTTACTACCTCAGTCTTGCCCATTACTTTTGCTCTTTGTTCAGCGACTGTAAGTATTTGTATCTTTCTCGCATATGGTTTATTGACTTTTTTAACTTTTGCAACTGTGTTTCTTGCGTCTGTTGGGGTGGCAAACTTGATGCTAACTGTGTCTTTAGGGTTTTCATCTGTGTATAATCGCCTACCTGACCCTTTCGGTTTTTTACCTGTGCCCACCTTGGGGTCTCTCTTTTTCCTTTTCTTTTCAGACATTATCCCCTGTATCCACCACCTTTAGCTTTATACTGTTTAGCTAACATTTGTGCTTTACGTGCAGACCATTGTCCGGGAGAACCCCCTTTACCACTTGCTTTAATTCTATTAAATAAATTTTTACGCATA